AGTCCTCCTTAGGATGCTGGTGTGTTCTCCCAGTCCACACATCATGAACTGCGAGTAACACATACACTGAAGTAAATAAGTAAACGTATATCTCTATGGTTGCCTGCACGTTAGTCTCCTAGCTCATATTGTCCTGCATCACTAGGAAGTCTATCTCCTCCTGATGCTCAATGCGTCTGTCTATTAGCTTGCGTAGCAAAGTATCTGGTAGGTTGTAGTATTTAAGGCTTGCCACACACTTATCCTTTTCCTCATCAGTTACCCCTCCGCTATCGTAGGATGTTTCCTGTAGTAGCCAGTAATGTAGAATCTCTTCGATGTCATCCTCGATACACTCATTCCATGTAGTGTCATCCACTGGATGGCCTAACAATTTACCGTAGTCACTCATCTCTATCCTCCACTACTTGGTACTTACGTCCGCTATTGACGGTGACTGTACCTCCGAAGTATTCCCACATAAATCCTTCCTCCATGCCACGCTGATGCAGTACCTCTATCTCAGGCATGTCATCCTCAATCTCTTCAGGCGTAGCACCGTATGACTGTAGTATTCTTACTGGCATTACTTAGTCCCCTTGTCTTCTAGCCATTTGCTCCATTCATTGAATGTCTGCCTTGCTTCACTCTTAGTCATATTGAATCGCCACTCCATCTCACTAGGTGCGAACATCATATTGATGCGACCGCTATCACGAGTCTCAGTTAGCCACTCAAACAATTCCGTCTTATCTTCTTTCTCAATCATCTTAGTCCTCACTAATAATTTTGTACTGTACACCACCGTCGAGAGTCTTCGATGGTGTACAGTACGTCCCAGTAACAGTTGTATTGTGCTGGTGGGCTACTGCGCTACAGCCACCCTTCATTCACTGCAACCCGATGCCTCGGACAGTGACACTCACCCCAGCGTATACACCGTAGGTATTCACCCCAGTGTAGTGAGTAGTTAGTGTTACAGATTATCGCGATTCAACATGACAGACTGACATGTCCAAGTCGCAGAGGTTCACGATACTGCACTCACTAACTTGTATTGATTCTCACGGGATAGGGCAGGGCAGCATGACTTAACCACACATGCCACCCCACCCGTACCGTGAGGACATTCCTATAGTGCCAATGCCAGTTGTTCAGCCTTGAGAACATCTCGGTCATTAGCTGTTAGCAGGATACGGTCAAACCTAGTAGCATTACTCCGACGAGTCTTGTCATGTTGAGAGTATCCTTGCACTGCGTTGTATGCTTCCCATGCTGTCACCATTCCATTGACTGGGACACTTCCCCGACCAGTGTGGTAACGCTCACGGGCAACACGGTTCCATAGTGCATCCATCTTCCTTTTGTACGCCTTAAATTGACGGTCTGTTGCGTCAGGCTTAGGCGGTGCATAGACTTCCGTTAAGAAGTCACGTAATCGAACCTCACGATTAGCCATATGGTCAATCACGGTAGTGAGATTGTGCCACTTCTGCTTCAGGCCACTCATCACATCAATCAGGTCATCCATCTTCTCACGTAGAGATTTGGTGTGCCGGATAGTGACAGAGGTACTTATGTCCGTTGACTGCAACATAGCTAAGTTGCTACACGCATCACGGAAGTAACCCATCGTGGCTTTGAAAGAAGAGCCGTATGCTGCACGAATCACAACCCGGGGGAACACATTGTCTTCTGTACCAAACACCGACTTTCTATATTCGTCCGGTGGTGACATAGTGACGTAATGTCCGTCCCGATTGCTCTGATTCTGTACCCAATCACAACGCAACTGCACCTCATTGTCGAAGGCGTATGCGGTGGACTCTGCTAGTGCAATCACATCCTCACTCGTGTGTGGCTCGAATCGTTCAGAGACTGAACGGTCGCCAACGAATGCACCCGTATCGTCCCTGAATAGCCCCATCAATGGGGTACCGTAAGAGCGTAGGTACTCATCGTCGTTCCACGAGAGACGTTGCTTCTGCACCTCGAAGTTGAATACACTTCGTACAGTGTCAGCAATCTCATTCGGTTGTAGTTTTTCATTCATAAAGTAGTCCTCAATCTTTCTATAAAAAAGTAGTTAGTTAGTTGTCTTCTTTACCGGCCTAAACATTCATGCTCTCCCGTCTAGCTTTCTGCTTAAGTTTCTGTTGGTGTAACCACACACTAGGAACCAGTGAGTCTGACTTAAGGTATTTGACATACCCGTCACCCACATAGTCACGTAGGTGACCACCAAACTCAACACGGTCTATTGAGTAGTCCAGCTTCATGACATTGTGTATCAACTGAATGAACCTATCGAAGTCGATGTCTTCCTCTAAGTAGAGAAAGCCTTCAGACCACAAATCCTCCAGTGAGAATTCAGTGAATATAGACTTGGGTATAGCTAGTTCCCTAAGTAATTCCTTAGGAACCATAAGCCACCCATGTCCAGCACCGGATAGGAACTTCAGGTCGAACAGCATGATGTTGATGCGCTTAGCCTTGTCTAGCTCATCAATCTTCTCATGCAATGCCCTTGCTTCTCGTAATGTATCTGCTTTCATATTGTCCTCGTTTCTATTTAGCCTGTCTCGTCAGCACTAGAGTGGCTACCCCTAGTGGACACCCCCGTGGGGGTGTTTCGACTTATGTTCACATCACTTGTATGTGTAAGAGTGTTTGTTCCGTTTCTCGTAGTTCTTCAAGCTCTTTCTCTGTTATGGAATAACTTGAATGCTGTACTGTCCACGATATTCTTTCATCCATTTCCGAGTGAATCCATTCCTCCATCTCATAGTGGTCATCAAACTCTTTGACCGTTGGATTAGAGTCCAGTGAATCACAAGCGTATGTAACTTTATATTTAGCCATTGCTTCTCCCTCTAGCCTATGCCGTAGCAGTCTAAGGCTGGTATGAGTGTTGGTTTGGGTTCGTCGGTGGACTCCGGCAGTGCAATGCACATACCGTTGTAGTATTCTTCATCACCGACATACCACGTCCAATCCTTTTGCCTTACTGGTAGTCCAGTAGCCCGTGCCATCCTGAACATTGTAGTGCGGGTATACCACCCACCATTGTTCAGATACACATGGCCATCGTCCGTGTACGTTATGATGTTGGTGTGATGATGTCGGATAGCTACGTTCGTCGCATCCAATCGGATAGCCCACGTTTCGTAGCACATCTTTACCTCATCGCGCCCATCAAGTAAGGCACATAGGGAAGCATAGGTATGCTTATCGAGTTGTAGATTGCTCATAGATATTAGTCCTCATATAAGCAGGTTAAGTTTAGTAAGTTGTAAGGTTCCCTAGTAGGATTCGAACCTACCCCCCGCAATGCACACTACCGCATCGTTAAACAGGTACCAATTAGGCTACACACTGTCGTGTACTTAAACCGTCCTAGTGAGGGATGGTAGCCATTAGGGACATTGATAGTAGCCAGTACACCGTCGAAGATGTATATCGCCTATCGTCTGGCTAGGTGGATAGCTTATCTATCCTTAGGGTCGATGTATCGACGTTCACACATTGTGTTGAACCACTCAATCGGTACTCTTACCCACTCGTATACTTTGCCCCTACCTAGTTCGGCTAGGTAGTGTGGATTCTTTCCGTTGGCATCGTACGCTTTGCGTACTACACCAGTGGTAGTGAATCCCCGTACACTGAAATCCTGATTAGGGATTGTGTACCCAACAGGGCAATCGAATTGTAGTTGTGACATAGCAAGTCCTCACATGCTAGGGTTAGGTTTAGTTAGTCTCTGAGTACCACGCAAGACCGTTAGACCTTGCTAGGTAGTATGGTGTCTAGTTCCGTGCATCGGCAAGGATTAGCTCACGCATTATCGTCTGAATCGTAGGATTAGCCTCCATGATTTCCTCTACAGTGTATATTCCACGCTCTACAGCGTCACATGCTTGCTTGAGACTCATCGATGCCAATCGTTGGCGCTCTTGAGCTTCAAGTATATCGAGTGTTGCCATTGCTAGCCCTCATGATAGTTGGTTAAGTTTAGTCTCGGTAAGGTGTTTGCCTTACTGCCTCTTACTATACTCATCGGATACTTGGTGTCAAGTTCTTTAGAGTTTCTGATATTTTAGTTGAGAGTTAAACAACCTGTTGTGAATGCTAGAGGGAACACGGTATATGGTTCGCTTGCTAGTCTCAGGTGTCAGGGTGTCATCCCCTCAACACTTACCATCCTACGTATCGGTGACGTACTGTCAAATTCTTCAAACTATTCCGTGGTTTTATGTGGATATGGCATCGGTGGGTTTTCGTATAAAGGAAGTGCCGTTTGGTTGAAAAACGAATCCGCACCCCCCACCCCATAGAAACGGTACCAGTTATATAGCCACTTCGCCCCGTGAAACGATTTTTCTATTCCTATGTAGCTCTGATAAGCCTAGACTAGGACTAAGGAGCCTTGACATGTCAGAATCGGTAGAATTATTTAATGCTGTTAGGTGGGATTGCCCTGAATGCGGTAGAGAGAATTTTGATAGGTGTATACACTTAGAGAGGTTTCATTTGGAACAATATTTCCACCTACTGACGGACGAAACGGAACTGCTTCTGTACCCCGGTGACGTAGAATGTCAGCACTGCGGCGAGAAGTTTGAGGCGAATTACGTAGGCCTAGAGGACGAAGAAGGCGAATGACAACTATAAATGAAGTAATTGCAGCAACTGCTGATGATGGGTTCGTGCGTGAGGAATTCATGTACGGTTCGCCGTCTAGCAGTGCCTTTACGTCTACCAACGACGAGATGAAAGTTGGTTATGATATTGACGGAATGGGCATGTTGGAGCGTTATTTCTGGAGTTTCCTGCGTTTTACAACGATTAACATACCCCAAGGAGCCACTATCACGTCTGCAAAGATACAGATGAAGTATTCTGGATTTGAAAGCAATAGTGTTGGCGAAAGCGTCAGCATTTCAGCAGAGGATGTCGATGATGCTTCTGCCCCAACAAATGCTTCGGCTGTTATTAACGCAACTCTTACGAGCGCAAGCGTGTCGTGGTCAATTCCAAGCATGACGACTAACACTTATTACGATTCTTCGGACATAACAAGTGTTGTTCAGGAGATAGTGAATCGTGCTGGTTGGTCTGCAAACAATGATATTAATATAATTCTGCACAATTCGTCCACGGGTGCTAACTGGTATGCTCGCTGGTGGTCACGAAACAAAGGGGAGGTTCATGCCCCGAAGTTGGTGGTTGAATACTCGACCTCATCGACACCAATAGCTGCAATCGCAATGAATACATACAGACAAATGAGGAATTAAAATGTTTCTAAAACAATCTACTAACTCCCAGAATGTAATCATCGGGCCATTCTTAGATGATACAGACGGCAAGACTGCGGAAACTGGTCTTAGCATTGGTGTATCTGATGTTCGTCTTGGAAAGAATGGCGGGAACATTGTTGCTAAGAACAGCGGTGGTGCAACTCACGATGAGCTGGGTTTTTACCAGATAACCCTTGATTCTACAGACACATCTACCGTTGGTGAGCTTTTAATAGCCGTGCATATGACTGGTGCTTTGCCTGTTTTTAAGCATTGCTACGTGCTGGAAGAGGCGATTTACGATGCCATGTTTGGTGCCAGTGCTAGTGCTTTCGATAGTAATGCTAGGGTTGATGTAGCTAGTATCGAAGGTCTTGACGCTACTGACCAGATAAATGCTGCTTGTGATACTGCTTTATCTGACTATGACGCACCGACAAAAGCTGAGATGGATTCAGCTTTCAGTACGACCAATGGAAAGATAGATGTAGTAGACGGGATTGTTGATAATATTCTTTTGGATACTGCTGAGATAGGTACTGCTGGGGCAGGTTTGACCGCAGTTCCTTGGAACAGTTCATGGGACGCTGAAGTGCAATCTGAGTGCAATGACGCTTTGGTGGCACTTGGACTAGACCATCTAGTGTCAGCATCGGTAGCTGGGTCGGATATAACCGACAACTCTATTGTTGCTAAGTTAGTATCCTCATCAGCTACAGCAGACTGGGATGACTTTGTAAATACGACTGACAGTTTACAGGCTATCCGAGATAGAGGTGATGCCGCTTGGACAACTGGAAGTGGTGGTGGAGGTGGTTCTGGGCCGACTGCTAGTGAGATTGCTGATGCTGTTTGGGATGAAGCTGCTAGTGGTCATAATACCGGCGGCACGTTTGGAAAGTATGTCAGGCAGCTTAAAGAAGGTATTATCAGCGTTGAGTCTGCTATTAATGACGCTTCTGCTACAACAACGTCTTTTGTCACTGACTTAACGGAAGCGACTGATGACCACTACAATGGTAAGACTCTTACTTTTATTAGTGGTAATTTAAGTAACCAATCCAGAGTAGTAAGTGATTACAACGGAACTACGAAAACATTAACGTTTGATGAGGCTTTTACGGAAGCGCCTGCTGATAATGATGAATTTATTATCCTGACACCTCATTCTCACACTGTTACGGAAATTAAAGAGGCAGTCCGTACCGAAATGGATAGTAATAGCACTAAGCTCGCAGACATTGTTGCAGATACTGCCGAAATAGGAACTGCGGGTGCTGGATTAACTGCTGTGCCTTGGAATAGTAGTTGGGATGCCGAGGTACAAAGCGAATGTGCTGACGCACTAACTGCCCATTGGGGGGCGGCTATGACAGAATCCTATGCTTCGGATAATGCAGCCGCTACCCCCGTGCAGATGCTGCACATGATTTATTGTGCAGTAAGTCAGTTTACGGTTAGTAGTACGACTATTACCGGATACCAGATAGATGGTAGCACTACCGCAATGACTTGGACTTTGGATGACGCAAGCAATCCGACAGAAAGAAAGCGAGCTACCTAATGCCGATTAAAGACCTTATAGGGCCGGGGTTTGTCGGCGGTAATACAGTTGAGTTTATTGTTACTAGGGGTATGGGTGCAGCAGCATCAACTGTTCACTACTACTTTGAATCGAATCACCTAATAGGGAATGTATCGGAAGCTGATAAGTTCAAAAAAGGTGTGGCTATTACTGGGTTTACAGTAGCTCTGGTAAATAAAAACAATGGCTCTGCTGTAACCAGTGGTACTCCAACTATAAAGATTACAAAGGATGGAGGAACTCAGGGTACGCTAAGTGGCTCCGCCACACACGAGGGAAACGGTCAGTGGTCGTTTAATCTAACGGCTACTGAGACAGATGCTTCTGTAATTGGGTTAATGATTACGCATACAAACGCAGTACCTGTGCAGAAAACCATAATAACTTGGGGGGAATAATGGCCAAGAAAAAGACAACTCGTCGCAAGCCGGGCTATTCATTGTTTATGGATAGGCTGAAGGAGGAGGGGAAGTATCCTGAATGGAAGGTTTGGTATGACAAATACAAGGGGATGGGGGAGTCTGTTAAGGCTGCGACTATGGCCGCTTGTAAAGAGATGGGGTACAAAGGTGCCGATTACGAAAGGCTCCGTGCTAAAGACGAGGTGTTTGAAAAAGAATATGAGGAGAGAAGACATCGGGAGTCTATCGAGATACAGAGGGAACAGATAGACGTATTTAAGCAGCTAGCTGATTTCGACGTTGATAGCTCGGAACTGCCGGATGATGTTGCGTTTGTGTTTCACAATCTGCACAAGTGTAAGGGTGAGCAAGAAGAGTGGTTAATAAGTCCCGAGGAAGCACCATCTCCGGGGGCTTGGGCTATGCTTACGTGGGCTGTTGGTAATACCAGTAAATTTATGGAGCAAGTAATTAGAGAGCAGCTTAAAATCAACTCCCAAAAGGAAGTTGACACTTCAATGAGAGCAGTCGATGTGCAGATAGAACAAATTGAAGAAATGTTACGTGGTATTAAGCAATGAGCTTATACGAGCAAGTTCCCAAAAATTTGGTTGAAAACCTAGAATATAGAAAAGATTTGTTGAAATGGGCTGATACCTCTGAACGACAACGGATTCTATGGACTGCCTGTAAGCACGACATATTGTTTTTTATTAATGCTTTTTGCTGGTTATATGAGCCTAGAAGTAGCCGACTGGTAGGCACAACCAGCAACGTAATACCGTTTATTACGTATGACTATCAAGACGAAGCATTTACTGAAATGAATGAATCGTTGGGCATAAAAGATATAGGGGTGGAAAAGTCTCGTGACCTCGGTGCAACGTGGATGTTTCTTACTCTGTACTTCTACCATTGGATGTTTCATGACTTTAGTAGTTTTGGAATCATGTCTCGTACTGCCGACCTAGTAGATAAACCGGGTAAGAAAGATACGTTGATGTGGAAGCTAGACTTCCTGCTCAATGGAGATGGTGGAGTAGGAGGACTGCCCGGTTGGATGAAACCTGAGGTTTACAGAACTGTAATGCTTATGGAGAACAAGGCTAATGGTTCTACATTTGAAGGTGCAAGTACGACAGAAGATGCTTTCCGTGGTGGTCGTAAGAAATCAATTGCCATAGATGAATTTGCCGCATTTCCTTCCGGCGATGACTACAAGTCTTTAGCTGCTGCACAACATGCTACTGATAGCCGTATCTTTGTGAGTACCCCAAAAGGAGCTGCTGGTGCTTACTATGATGTGATGCACACTCCGTCAAACATGCTTAAAATTATCATGGACTGGAAGCAGCATCCAGATAGAAAAGTGGGCTTATACACTGGTAAAGATGGGAATCTGGAGATACTCGACAAGGACTATAAGTTCCCTGCAAGTTACGATTTTATACTAGACGGAAAAACTAGAAGTCCCTACTACGATAACGAATGCAAACGTCCGGGGGCTACGCCCCAGTCAATTGCTCAGGAGTTAGACAGGGATTATGGTGGTTCCGAGTATCAAGTGTTTGGTAAAGAGCTGTATGAATCTGCTCAAGAAGATTTGCTTACTCCTTATACTCGTGGCGTTTTGTATTATGATGGCGAAACCTTTGAACCCGACTTTCAAGAAACTGAAGACGGGCCGGTTAAAGTATGGTGTCACCGTGATGCAAGCGGAACGCCAGTTGCCACTGGCAATTATGTTATCGGTTGCGATGTTGCTGCCGGGCTTGGGGGGAGCTATAGCTCTAATTCTGTTGCTGTTGTGGTTGATAATGTTACGGGTCAGCAAGTGGCCGAGTTTGCTTCAAATACGATAAGGCCCGAAGAGTTTGCTGAACTGGTTGTTGCTATGTGTTACTGGTTCAATGAGGCTTATTTAGTATGGGAACATAACGGTGCGCCGGGTGGTGCGTTCACAAGAAGAGTTGTTGATAGTGCTTATGGGAAGATATACTTCCGTGAAGTTGAGGGCAGAGCGTACAGGAAAAAGACTCGCAATCCGGGGTTTTTTACTACCGACAAAAACAAACTCGCTCTTTTAGGAAGAATGGCTGGGGCTATACAATCTAAAGAGTATGTAGTACGCAGCAAAATCCTTTTGGATGAATGCCGACAATACGTTTATAAAGATGGAAAAGTTGTACATTCTCGTAGCGTTAAGACACAAGACGATTCGTCTAAAGGACAAGCGCATGGTGACCGTGTTATTGCTGCGGCGTTAGCGTGGTATGGTTGCGTAGACAGACCTCCAGAAAATAAAGCGGACGCTGAAGAGTTTGACCAGATACCGTATGGTAGTATGGCTTGGCGATTAAAAAAGTATGACGACAAATTAACTGCTAATATTAATGATGGGTGGTAAAGATGCAATTTAATACCGAAAGCCAGCGGAGCAAGATGCTAAAAGCAATCGAAGCATCTAATCGTGCGCTTCGTCCTTTTAGGGAAACACGAAAGAAGTTCATTAAAGATTACGCAGGTACGTATTACGCTGAAGGTACAGAGCTTCAAAACGAGCGTGAAATCATAAGTAACCTTATGTACCAAGCGGCTGAAACTTACACAATGGCTCTGGCTGCTAATCGCCCTAGAATTCTAGTGACCTCGCAGTACCCCGAGCTAAACTGGTTTTCCTATCAGTTTCAGCAAGGAACAAACAATCTCATTAAAGAGATAAAGCTAGAACATGCTTTAAGGTCATGTGTTCTTGAAGCGTTTTTTACTTTGGGTGTAATGAAAGTGTACACTGCTGATGCCGGGCTTGTTGAGCTTAAAGGTGAAGATGAATGGCTAGACCCCGGTAAGCCTTTTGCTGAGTGTATATCATTTGACGATTTCTTGTATGACACAGCCTCTCCTACGTGGAGCAAGAAAAGATTTGCTCTTAATAAATACAGGATGAGCATAGATAAGTTTAAGGGGGAGCCTTCATTTAACCCTAAGGTGGTAAAGAAGGTTCTAGGCAATTACGACTACAAATCGCAGCATGATTTTGAGGGCGAGCATCCTGTTCGCAACATGAATAATGCAAATGAAGGCGATGATTTTAAGCCTAATATACAACTAATGGACATCTGGCTTCCAAGCGAAAACAGAGTCTTGACCATGTGTGCAGGAAAGAACATGGAACCACTTCGTGTTGTGGATTGGGATGGCCCGGAAAATGGCCCGTTTCACATACTCAATCTTGCCGCTGAAGTACCAGACCAGATTCTTGGTGTGTCTCCAGCCATGAATCTAAAACCATTGTTTGATATTGTTAATGGCTTATTGAGAAAACAAAAAAGACAGGCACAGCGACAGAAGGATATTCCTTTCTATCAAGCTGGAAGTCATGACGATGCCCGAAGATTGCAACGTGCCGATGATGGCGAATGGGTTCAGGTTAATAATCCAGAGTCCGTTAATGTGTTAAAGATGGGTGGCGTAGACCAAGGGAACATGTCATTTAACTACTCAATGCAAGAATTGTTTGACCGCATGGCAGGTAACTTGCAGGCCATGGCTGGGCTTGGCCCATCTGCTGATACGGCAACTCAAGACAAGTTAATTCATGGTGCTGTCTCTAAACGTGAAGCAAATATGCAGTATCGTGTAGTGGCATTTACCGAACAGATTTGTTCAGATTTGGGTCAGTTGTTATGGAATGACCCGTTTGCAGAGATGCCTGAACAACGAGAGATTAACAGTTACAAGTTTGATGTAAGCTGGACACCAGAGTTGCGCGAAGGGAATTTCCTTCAGTACAATTTTGCTGTCGAGCCTTTTTCGATGGCTTATAAATCTCCTTCGGAAAGAATTAACAACATCAACATGTTTGTGCAGCAAATGGTAATGCCTTTAATGCCAAACATTCAAGAAATGGGCGGTATGCTAGATGCTCAAGAATTGGTTGAATTGTATGCCGAACTGATGGACTTACCTCGACTGAAAGATATTATTAAGTTCCAAGAACCTAAAGAATACAGGCCAATGCCTAATCCAGCAGAACCACCGCAAAAACCACAAGTCACTGTTCGTGAAAACATACGGCGTAGTGTTCCAACCGGCGGGACTTCTGGAGCAAGGGCAAATGTAATGCAACAAGTTCTAGCTGGAAGTCAGCCGACTGACCAGCAAGTTAATATGATGGGGCGACAGCCCGCAGGTTAAAGGAGATTAAAATGCCTAAGGTAGGTGGAAAAAAGTTTTCGTATACTAAAAAAGGCAAAGCCGCTGCTAAACGGTATGCTAAAAAGAGTGGAAAAAAAGTCAGGAGTAAGAAATACTAATGGCTAAAAAGAAATATTATTACCGTAATAAAGACGGTGTTCTCGATTGGCATGATACGCCTGCACCAAAATTTGGTGAAGAGAACAAGAAAAAAGTGGACAGGAACTTCGGTGCCAATGGATGGTCTTCGGGCTTGTCTAGTGTGGCAGCGTCAGTCCATTCCAGTCAAACCGATGAGTTTAGGCAAGATGCCAAAGACCACGGTTTTACTGGGGTGGATTTCAAAAGCGATGGAACGGCTGTTTTTTCCAGCAGGAAAGAACGAGCTAAATATTTAGCACACCGAGGGTTATACGACCGTGATGCTGGTTATGGTGACGGTACGCCTCGGAGTTTTTAGGAGGGGATTATGAGCGAAGAAGATGACGTAGTTGAATTAACTGATGAAGATATGGCAGTTATCGAGGATGTAAATGAGTCTTACAGTACAGAAGAAACTTCACAGGAAGTAGAATCTGATATTGTAGAACCTGATGTAACATCAGAAGATGAATACAGTGACGTTGAAGAATCCGTTACTGAACAACCTAGTTCTGTCGGTTACAGCCGGGAGCATCTAGATGAAGCAGCACGATACCATGGACTAGACCCGACCAAGTTTAGTTCAGACGAAGCTCTTGTTAATTCACTTGAAGCTATTGGTCAGCAACAAGTGCAATTGCAAGAATGGAATCAGTGGTACCAGCAGCAACAACAAGAACCAGAGCAATACGATGAAAGCTCTGAAGAATCGACATTTAGAGTAAATCTAGATGAAGATTACGATGAAGGTTTAAGGAATGCTATTGATGATGTAGCCGCAAGAATGCAGCAGCATTACGATTCGCATATTCAAAATCTTTACGATACTGTCCAAGGGCAGCAATATTACGTCAGTCAATTACAGCAGCAAGAACATGCACAGCAGGTTAATGGACATATAGATGTGTTCAATCAATCTATTCAAAAGCTGGGTGAAAGTTCTTTGTTTGGTGATGGCGATTACATGGCTTTAGAAGCTGGTAGTCAGGAAGCACAAAACATGGAAGCTGTATATGATAGGGCTACTGTTATTGCCACTGGATACCAAGCACAGGGTGTTGAGGTTCCTCCAATGGATGAATTGGTGGAGCAAGCATACGCTTCTGTATTTAGTAATGAAATTCAACAATTAGCACAAAGGAGAGCCAACGACCGAGTTCGCAAAGCATCTGCTAGGCGATTAGGTTCAGCAGCTTCCGTGTCGTCAGAAACTATGCCTATGAGCGTTGATGACCCACTGGAAAACCCTGTCCTCAAAGAATTTTATGAAAATGCTATGAGGGAAAATGGCACTCTTTGATATTTAATAAGGAAATCGAGGTATGGCTTTATTACCAGACCAGCTCGATGACTTCGTAAATCTTACTCTTGACCAGTTCAAGAAAAAGAAGTGGATTGACTTGTCTCTTGACCAGCAACACCACATTTTTGCACAGAAGTTTTTGAGTGGAAAAACCCGAGAGCCGGTAAACGGTGGTGTTCAGTTGAACTGGAAAGTTCAAACTAGCAATACTGGAACGGCTAAATTTAGCGAACTGTATAGCGTAGATGCTACTGCTGTCAAAGATTTGACAACTGAAGCAAAGCAGCAGTGGACTAAAAGTACGGTCAACTTTAGCTACGATGTAGACGAAGATGCAATGCAATCTGACCGTGAAACTATTATTCGTGAACTCCAAGTTCGTGAACACTCGATGTACAACGACTGGTTCGAGTTGATGGAAGAAGCTCTTTGGAGCGCACCTTCATCTTCAAGCCAATCTCCTCGTCGTCCATCTGGTATTCCTTTCTGGATTCAGAAGTCTGCAACAACACCTGCTGGTGGATTTACTGGTGGAGACCCATCTGGGTTCTCATCTGGAGCTGGTGGCATTTCTGTAGCAGATGTACCAAACTGGAGAAACTGGTCGTTTAATTACACCAGTGCTGGTTCACGAGATGACTTAGTAGAGAAAGCACGTAAAGCGTGTGAGTTTACTCAGTTTATGGCTCCTAAACAGTACGCTGAACTAGGCGGTGGAAAGTCTGATTCCGATTGGGCGTTCTACACAACCTACAACGTGCAGTCGAGTTTGGAAAAGCTACTTGAGTCCCGCAATGACAACCTCGGTGTTGACCTTGCCAAGTATGCTGGTTCTGTAACCCTGAAGGGCAATCCAGTTATCTGGGTTCCTTACCTTCAGAACAACGACAGTTCCAATCCGTTCTACGGAGTCAATCACCGTGTATTCAAATGGTTCTTCAAGCAAGGCCGTGAAATGCTTCGCCACGCTCCTAAGGAAGCAGCAAAGCAGCACACTGTCCGTGAAGTCCATATGGACACATGGGGTAACTTTGTATGTTACAACCGCCGTAAACTCTTTGTTGGCTACCAAGCCTAATTGACTCAGAAAGGAGTTTATAACGATGGGTGATTTATACCTTAAACCGCAACGAGGGGTAGGCAAGGAATTGCGCGGCCTCTCCCCAAACATCTTCGCACAGGCTCCGTTGGCTGAATTAGCAGTCGGTGGAATCAGCGAAGGGTTTGGAATCTTGGATGACTTCTTGTCATTCAATGACGAATCTCCTTGGATTGCAACTCAAGCAACTGCTGGTACTGCTACATTAGCAGATGCCAAAGGTGGTGTACTTGAGTTGGATAGTGCTTCAAGCACTAACCACCAAGGTATTCAAATTCAGTATGGTGGAGCAACAGGTGCAGCAGCGTTTGTACCTAACGCAAGTGCTAAGATTTATTTTGAAGCACGCATCAAGCTGGACGACATCGGGTCAACTACTGTTCAAGCATTTGTCGGACTTTCAGATGTTGACACTGGCATTATTGCTAGTGGTGCAAACGCATCTGATAATCATATCGGCTTTGAAATGATTAACAGTACAGCACTTGACCTCAAGAGCGAAAAGGCTGGAAGCCGAAGTGCTTCAGGGTCTGCTGGAACTCTTGTGGATGGAACGTATGTAAAAGTTGGCTTTATTGTTGATGGAGTAAGTAAAATTACTCCTTACGTCAACGGAAAAGCTGGAACAGCTATTACTACTAACATTCCAGTTGTTGCTTTAACACCTAGTATTGTTTGCCAATCGGCTGGAACAACTGACCCAATCATGTCTGTTGACTGGGTTGCTTGCTATCAAGTTGAGCAGGTTGACAATTAATTGTTAGTCTAAAGTAGGGTGTAGTCAGTATTCTCTGGCTACGCCCTTACTTTAATTGGAGGGGAAAATGCCAGAAGAACATAAACACATACAAGTTCTTTCAGATGAAATAAGGGAAGTGTTAGGGGGCTTAAATGCTGCACAGCAAAAAGCTCTTGATGAAGCCCACGAAATTTATCACAAACGAGCTAGTGGCCCATTGCCTTGGGAAGTTCAGGTTGCAATTGTTTCAATTGCTAAAAGCCAGAGCAAGGCTGCGGTCAAAAAGAAAGTTGCTACTAAATGAGTTTTGTTAGAAACGAAGCTGTAACAGGGTTTACCTTTGGTCTTGTAAACAAGACTACTGGTGCTGCCTTGACGGGTGTTGCTAGTGCAATTGGAAAATACATAACCAAAGATGGTGGCACTCAAGCCAGCATCGCAGGTTCAATTGCAGAAGAAGGTAACGGTCAATACAGCGTCAACCTTACAGCGGCGGAAATGAATGCTGCAGTTGTAGGTCTTCTATTTACTCATACAAATGCAATCCCTGTTAGTTTTAATATCAAGACTATCGGGAGTCCTGCTGATACAAGTACAGAATCAACTTTATCAATTGACTTAACTCAACTTCGCAAAGAAGTAGGTTGGCATTATTTAGGTGAACGTGATTCATCTAATTGGTCTACTGATGAGTTAGCGCAGATTGATGAAATAATTAACTCCGGGTTGCGTCAGTTCTATCACCCACCGCCTTCACAAGGTGAGCGATTGAGCCACAAATGGAGTTTCATGGAGCCGGTAACTACTCTCACGACAGTTGCTGGTACGCATACATATCAATTGTCTGCTAATTTTGGTGGGCTAATTGGTCTTATGACGTATTCTTCAGGAGACAACAGGTGGTTTCCGATTGAGCTGACGGGAGAACATCGTATCAGAATCCTCCAGCAAAGAGATTATGGGGATGTTCGTTCAGACCCCAAACTTTGCGCAGTCAGGGCAAAGACGAGCGATGGTTCCAATGGCCAAAGATTTGAACTTATGTTATACCCCACTCCAGATGCGGGATACACAATTTCATATCGTTATCATGCCTTGCCCGGAAAACTAACTACCGGCAATCCTTACCCCTTAGGTGGTGAGGCTCATGCTGAAACTATATTAGAATCCTGTCTTGCTATATCCGAAATGAGAATTGACAACAACGCAGGAATACACAGTGCAGCATTTCAACAAAGATTAGCTGCTTCTATTAGCTACGATAAGGTTCTTCAGAGTCCCGAGTATCTTGGTTACAACGCAGACCGCAGTGATGGACGAGCTATTTCTGAGGCAGAAAATAGGGCCATGAATGGCGACATTGTTAAGTACAATGGCAGTTACTACACAGACGTTAATCCATAGGTGAAACATGTATACAACACCACAAAATGATGTAATTACATCGGTTACTGTAGGGAGCAGCATTGGTGATTCTGACCCTATCGTTTTCAAGGGTTTTACCGGAGGTGTAGTGATTCTGCATCCCGATTCATCAAGCCCCACAACAACACTTAATTACTATGTTTCATCTACGGAAGGTGGAACTTATTACGAATTAAAAAACAGCTCAGGTGCTGTGCAGGATACAGTAGCTGTCGAAAAGGCTTGGCCGTTACCCGCTGAACTAAAGGGTGCTGCCTACATTAAATTACTTGGAAATAACGCAGGAGTTGTAGACCTGCACCTCACAAGCTCATAGGAGAACTTAAATGAGTGGACATAATATTTTACAGCAACTAGCTCGTGAACCTGAGTTGGAGATTGTAGACCCCGGAGATGCTGGGACAATTGCCGTAGACAGAAGCCTTGGCATTTGTTCTATCGTGACTGATGCGTCAGAAACCAGAAAGATTGCGTCACCAGAGCGTGCAGGAATTATCCTAGCTATTTGCTTTAAGAGTGACGGTGGTGACGTAGCTATTACTGGCGCAGGAAGCGAAATCCTAAACAGTGGTGCGGGTACTGAAACTACAGCAACAATGGCTGACGCTGGCGATTTGTTGGTTCTAATGAGCATTAACAAAGGTGCTGATATTGTTTGGTCGCCAATTGCTAACAACGGAGCAGCGATGAGCTAATGGGTCGTAATCGGACAAGGTTTGATATGCCTTGGCCGACGAAAGGACTCGTTGAATCGCTGGGTTATGAAACGCAACCTCGTGGTACTACAGTTGATTGCCAGAACGTCAGAGCTTACGACCCCGGAACAGGACGGTCTCGGGGTGGTCAGCGTGCTGGATTAACAAAATATGTAGACGCTAGAACTGCGGACGGCAAAGTCCAAGACATCGGCCAAGTGGTAGGCAGAGACACTCCTTCTGACCAATCAGAAGTGGGTGCGCGTACTGTCTACAATTATGCAGTTACTAATGGTACTGTAGCTAAAGTTACAACAAGTGGCTTTACTACAGCTACCAATGGTAGCGGTGCGTTGTCTTCGTCCGTGCCTGCAATCTTTAGTGCTGAAATGTTTGGCGATGTTTATTTTGCTGATGGTGCTAGCACTAAGAAATGGACAGCTTCTACTAATACTGTTTCTACGTGGACAGCATCTTCAGGTTCTCTTCCTGTAGATAGTACCAATGAACCAAGACTCATTGAGACTTGGAATGGTCGCATTGTTATGAGTGGCATTAGTAGTGACCCTCACAACTGGTTCATGAGTGCGGTTGGAGACCCAAACAATTGGAACTACTCACCAACTGTGCAGACACAAACACAGGCTGTTGCTGGTAATAACGCAGAAGCAGGAAAGTCCCAAGACATTGTTAATGCAATGTGTCCGTACAACGATGATATTCTTATCATCTTTGGCGACCATAGCATCTGGCAAATGACAGGTGACCCAGCCGCAGGCGGTCGATTTGATTTAATTAGTTCTAGCATTGGCGCACCATTTGGTAGACCGTACTGCAAATCACCTGAAGGTGTTCTGTATTTCTTTGGAAGTCGTGGCGGTGTTTATCGTATGCAGCCGGGGCAAGCTCCAGTCAATATAACTGAGCAGCAAATCCAAGACAGGATGAATCAATACAACGCTAACACTACTTTAGTTCGTATGGTTTGGTCTGACAGAGAACGTGGTGTCTATGTTTTTTTAACTCCTTTGGGAGGAGGGGCGACAACGAACTATTACTACGATGTTCGCAACCAAAGCTGGTGGGCTGATAAGTTTGGTAACAACGACCACAATCCAATTAGCGTTCATACATTTGATGGTGATTCAGCATCTGACCGAACAGTTCTCCTTGGCGGTCAAGATGGGTATGTAAGGAAGTTTGATTACGATACCCCTTCAAAGTCAGATGACGGAACAGCAATAGATAGCTACGTCTATCTTGGGCCTTGCCAGTTGCAAGGAAGGCCTAAGCTGATGCTGACGGAATTAAAGACTGCGTTAGGTGCTGGAAGTAATGATGTGACCTTTGGTATCTACGGTGCTGAGACAGCCCAAGCTGCACATGCCTTGGGTAGTCCTAATTTTACCGGCACCTTTTCAGCAGGTCGGAATAAGAGTGAAAGAAGAAGAGCAATGGGGCATGACATTTTTATCAAGCTCCAAAACAATTCAGACAACCAAGCATGGTCTTATGAGTTTATGGGGGTAGAGTTAAATGGTTTCGATGGCCCAAGAGCGAGGCAGTGGTAATGGGAGTATTAAGCAATGCACCAAGAGACCCTTCGCATGGTTCTAGGCAACGTAGGTTAAGCAACCAGCTTTCAACAGCTCCTGCATCTACGGTTACCCTAACAGCTAACACTGTAATACCTGTAGTTACTAGCGACGAAACTGACTCAACAGATTTGAATAGTAGTCCAGCCGACGGCGAGATTGTCTTGCTTTACGGCGGTGGTGGTTCTGCGGTAAAGCTGTGTGTAGCTTACGGTGGTAACTGGTACGAAGAAACATTGACCCAGATGAGCTAATCATGAATATGCCAAACGAATACTACAACCAACGTCGCAGGATGCCAATGCCTGATTTTTATCATTCACAGATGGGCGGCATGGGCCAGCCATCTGGCATGAATAATATGAATCAATTAAACCAGATGGACACCCCAATGGGCGACATGGGCAATTCAATGATGCCTCCAAGCGGAATGCCCGGCATGGGTTTACAATCTGGTATGGGCAGTGGGCCGGGCATGGGCGGTGGACAACCACAAGGCCGTGGTGGAGTTATCGGAGGTATTCCAATGGGAAGCGGGGGTAATCAAATTATCCCATTTAATCCAAAAGGAATGCTCCCTCCTCCTCCACCTTCTCAACGTGGAAACAATCAAGGCGGTGGTGGTGTTCTGCCACCCGGCCCCGGAACCGATGCGTCAATGCCTGCCCAAAAGTCTTACTCTTCGTCCTATAATCCCAATACTAATAGAAACCGAAACACGTTAAGTGGACGTTCAGGTGGTCGCAGGGGATTTGCTGCACGAGGTAACTCAATGCCAGCTACATACAATAACCCCAACAGATATTCCACTGGCAATAACATGAACGCCAATCGAATGAGAAGTGGTTATCGAGGAGCATCTGGTTCAGGAGGTTATCCCGGTCAAGTTTCTGGTCGTTATCAAACTCCACGTGGAGGCATGAATTCTTTTGATACCGGAGGATTGAATGCAAATCCATATGGCGGTTTGGGAAGAAGGATGTCTCATCCTGATTACGGGCCTTATCGTTCACCGGGAATGCCCGGCGTAACCAATCGCAATACTTACAATAGTAGAACGTACAATACTAACCGCAATTACGACAACCGCAGAACATATAACACACAAACATTCAATCAAGGCGATACTTCGATACAAGGGCCAAGAATCGCTAAAAAGATGGATAGGATGCAAGGCTACAATCCAATGATGCACGGTAGTCAATCTAGACAGATTGGTGGCCTTAGGAATCTACAAAGAATGTTAATGGCATTGCGCGGAGGTCGTAGGTAATGGCTGTCGATAAAGATTTCGAAAAAATATCGAAGCTATTCTTCAAAGGGAAGGATGGTAAAGAATATGGATTCTATGCGTGGGGTGGAAACCTTAATGATGGAACTAAAAAACCGGGGCCATCTCGTGGTAATGTTTATTTAGCCAAGTCCATAGAAGATATGTATAAAGCCCTAAAGGGTAAAGAGAAATCTAATTTTGTAAATGATGTTATTAACTCCGATGGCCTAACCGGATTTGCAAAGCAGGGAAGTGGTGGCAAAAGCCCTCGTACTGGAGAGAAATATAAACCCAGTGATTTTACTACACTAGACGGCAAACCTGCTCCCAAAATTGACCCTAAGGAAATAGCTAAACGACAAGAAGAGCTTAAGGCAGCTGAAAAAACTAGAAGAGATGCTGCAATACAAAGAGCGAAAGATTCAGTAAGCACTCCTGAAGGTCTAGCAAAAGCTAAGGCTGCCGCACAAGGAACTAGAGAAAAAACTGCTGCTATACGAACAGGTGCTTGGCAAGTTGGTCAACCTTGGCCTCCTAAGGATTGGGATAACAAAAAGAAAGCAGCCATGGAAAAAGTATTTCCGGGTGGCAAATTTGATAATAGCGTCAAGCAAAAAGCTCCAGCAAAAATAGATGAAAGCTCTTTGAACATAGGTGCCAAGCTAGAAGAGCTTTCGTTTGCGAACAAAAAGACTGAAAAATCTGAGGTTAAAGATATGAGTCCAAGACCAAGCTCAAGCGCCCGAAAACAAATGCTTGCTGCTCAAGAAGCAATTAAGAAAAGAAAAGCAGAAGCAAAGCAAGCAAGGGCCGAACAAGAACGTGCAGCTAATCCGTTCGACCCTTCAAATTCTACCAAGATAGGGAAACATAGTGGTCTTGGGGATTTGTACAAAAGCAAAGACGGCAAAACGCTTTTTACAAAAAGAGACGGTAAAGCAAAAAACTTTGCAACTGGAAGTGACAAGGTTGCTCAATTTGAACAAGCCATGTTTAAGTCTAGTAGTTTTACTGCTGACAAAAATTATAAATACAAAGCACCTCAGCAACAACGACCGCCACATTTTGACAAGGGTCGTGGCTCACCAGAAGCGCAAGAACATTTTAGGAAAGAGATAGAAGAAACAAAGAAGAAGGCTGAAGAAGAAGCAAGACGACCTAAAATTCCTGAAGGTGCTAATCAGCAAAAACCTAGGCCTAAAAGCGCATTGGCGGGGATGCGTGACACTGTGCAGGGGACACAGCCTCAGCCGGGTGCAAATGTAACAAGGCCACCAGCGCAAAACGCAGGTGCTAATCAGGCAGGCCGACCGCAAGAACAAGCTGAAGACCCACGGCGACAGCAAATGATTGACGCTGTTGCTAAGCAGCAAGGGACGGGGGCTTATGCAAACAAACCTAAGCCACAGGGTATGCTTCCACCTCCACCAGCGGCTGGTGATGCACTTCCCGGCGGTAATGAACCAAACCTTAGGCCACCAGTAGGCGGTGGAGGAGGTGGTGTTTTGCCACCCCCTGCTCCTAAGCCAGATGTAGGCGCAGGAGGCCAGTTTGGTGGTACTGGTGGGGACTCTATGCCTATTTTTCCTGTTGGTACCGGAGAAGCCCAGCCTAGTCCGTTCAACCCTAATGCGCCAGTTGGTATGGGAGGCATTAGCCCTATAATGCAAAACCCCGGAGGAGGATTGTTGCCCGGTGACGGTGGTGGTAGCAGTGTCGATACTGGCGGTTTAGGCGGTGGTGATGGAACGGGTCAACATTTTGGCTTTCTTCCTAGCGGTGGATATTCAGGAGCATCTGGCCCAAACAATGAATCATGGTGGAATCCAGTAAGCGACCTTCCCGGTGGAGGGGGTTATACAGGCAGGCGTGTTCCTTGGGGTAAAGCTGAATGGCAAATGGATGCCGATGCTGATGCTAATTATACTGGCCCTCGCTCATTGCTTGAGTGGGTAATGCAGGAATACCAGCAAGCCCACGATGCAGGTAAAGCTGCCAATGAAGCTCGTTATCAAGAAATTAAAGAAGGTTACGACGACTTAAAAGGTGAAGCAGTTGCCGACCGTGGTGACATAGACGATAAATTTGGGGCTTTACGCACCGGAGCAATACGTAGAGGTGAAGGGGATATAGCCGCCTCACAAGGAGCTTACAATGCAGGCCGTCAAGGGATTGAGGATAGGGGTCAGGGAAGACTCCGTGGCCTGATGCAAGGGTATCAATCAGGGCGACAAGACCTAGCTAATATGACTGGCCAAAATCTAGGCACCCTTGCTGGATTAAGCGGTGCTAATGTAGGTCAAATTGGAGGGCTATCTGATGCTGCAAGACAGGGAGTAACAGAAAGATATGCAAAAGACCAGCAAGCATTAGCTAAAGGATTTGGTCAACTAGGACAGTCTCAGCAGGAACGAATTAGCGGAGACACTTCTGCACTAGAACAAGGGCATCAATCACGCTCCCAAGCGTTAGGGCAAGGCTATGGTCAAGTTGGCAGCAATCTTGCTGGTCTCTATAGTTCTGGTAGAGATGCTATTGGTCAGGATTTTGGTGCAGCTACTACAGGTGCTGGTGAAAGATACGGAGGAAGATTATCCAGAGGACTTGAGTTATTAAAAGGACTTGGTGCAGGAGCCGCAGCTGACATTGGCGAAAGGCATACCGAAAGCCTTAAATCAGGTTTGGCTGGAATACAGTCTCAAGCTCAACAACGTGGTTTAGGAAACACAACTATATCTGGTTCAATGCAGCAAGGACTTAGGTCAAGATTAGGAAAAGACCGAGAGTCTGCGTTGGGGCAACTGCGAGATTCTTTAATTGACCGTAAAGCCGGAATGTTCTCACAGCTTTCAGGTGACAGAGAACGGGCTATTGATGCCTTTACTCAAGCTGGTCTTGGTGCAAGAACCGACATGCTTGGTAGAGGAGTTGAGGCACAACGTGGTTTAATGGGACAAGGCTTGTCTGCACAAGAACGACTGGGTAGCGAGCGACTAGCAGCGCTTGAACGAGGTCAGGGTAGGGGCCAGCAGGCTGCACAACAAATTGGCCTGCAAGGTTTAGCTGCACAAGAAGCTGGTGACCGCGCACGAATGGGTGCCGACCAAGCAATGGCATCTCAAGGCTTAGCAGGACAAATAGGCCAGTTAGGTCAAGGTTTTGGAGCGCAAGCAGATGCAATAGGCCAAGGTTTTGGAGCGCAAGCTAATCTCACAGGACAAGGACTTGCTAACTTAGCTAGCGGCTTACAAGGTTTGCAGTCTTCTGATGCAGCATTAACTGGTCAGCAGTTAGGAAGTCTAGACGCTATGCTGCAAGGCATTACCGGAAGAGATGCTGCTTTGGGTGAAGCTGGTATTGGTGCTTACGAACGAGGCAGTGGCCGTATTGGTGGAGTAGGCCAAAACAAACTAGATTTCATGGAACGAAGAACCGATGCTTACCCTTCACTTCAAGACATGGTAGGACTCCTCAGAGACTGGGGTGCTGCCGGTGGTGGAGTAAATCCTTTGGGAATGTTTGGTGGCGGCAATCGAGGCGGCGGCGGTGGCGGCTGGAATTGGCCTCCCGGCGGTGGCGGCGGCGGCGGCGGCGGCGGTAACGAGGGTGGTGACGACGAAGGTGGCAACGAAGGTGGCGGTCAAGGTGGCGGTCAAGGCGGTGGTCAAGGCGGTGGTCAAGGCGGCGGTCAAGGCGGTGGCAACAACGGTGGCGGCGGCAATAATGGCGGTGGTAATAACGACGGCGGTGGTAATAACGACGGCGGTGGTAGCGGCCAGCCTATAGACACTGGCCCATACGGGCCTGACCCAGCAAACGACCCGAATAACCCGGCACATCCTGACCATCCAGCTAATCCTAATAATCCTAACGCACCTCCGTATAATCCGACTTCTAAAAACCCACCACCTTGGTGGCCTCCATACATACCTTGGCCTCCAGACAGTGACACCCTTCCAACAGACGGGCCGAGACCACCTTTTTGGCCTACAAATCAACCATGGCCTCCTATAGCCCCAGAAAAACCAGAAGACCTTCCTGATGAAGAAGATGAAGAAGTTGCAGAGGAAGAGCTGGATGAAGAAATAGAAGAAGAGATTGATAACGAAGATGAACTTCTTCAAGATGCAGAAGATATTGAATTTGAAGATGTAGCTAACCCAGAAGGGCCTCCTACAGTTCCTCCAATATTGAATCCCACAGAAACGGAAACTGTTACAGAGGATGCTCAAGCTGCGATGGCTGAAGAAGCTCAACAAAACGGTTTGTGGCCAGCAGGTTTAAGCATTGAAAAGATTCAAGAGCTAATGCAGAAATATGGTTCTTGGAATGAAGTTCCTCCTATAGAGAGAATAAGAAATATGCCAAGGAATATATCCCCTATGGGTGGAAATCAAGCGTAAGGAAAATATAAATGCCAATTGTTGTAGAACATCAACCAGCATTTGCTGCGCCGGGGATGATGGCTGCCCAGACTGGGCAGTTGGAGTACCGCAATAAACGACGACGAGAGCTTGAACAGCTTGCTATGCAGCAGGCTGAGATGGCTCAACGTCAGCGAATTTCAAACAATAATATTGTTGCTGGTTTTCAAAAACAGCAAATAGCCCACCAGATGAATCTGCAAAATAACGCATTGCAGTGGCAGCGTGGGATGATTGATGATGAAGCTCATCACAATAGGCAAAAAGAACTTGTTGATATTAATCAGCAAAACCAGCTAAAGATTGCTCAGGCAAATGCGCAAAAGGAGGAAGAAGAACGAAAACGCCAAGCTATACAAGATGAGGAACAAAGAAGAGCGCAAATAAAAGCAGATGCTGAAGCATCAACAATGGCTATGCTTACCCCAGCAGGCCAAGAAAATAGAAACAATATACATGCTGAATGGGCGGAAACTGAAGCGACGTTAATAGAAGAAAATGCTCCACCAGAAGCGATAGCCCAAGCAAGAGAACAATACGAACAGAGATTAAAAGATAATAGAAACAATCCTCAATACATAAAGCCTGTTGACACTCACTACCCAGCGACAACAGAACATTGGACATCTCCTAACGAACATACCATTTACGACAACGATGGTAACGCTACTACTCAATGGGCTGGTAAAAAACGAAATCCAAAATACAACCCAGCACATCATGAAGGGACAGGAAATCTTGCTGGCCTTGCCGTTGACGAAAACGGCGAGCTTATCTTAGAGGCTGGCCCGAGGGGTCTTCCTAATCCTGTTAAATACGAGTCTGAGTTTCTTCCACAAACAAGAGAGGAGTATCTTTACGAAAAGCGTGAGTGGCGTGGCTCTGAAGAAGATGGAACTCGTTCTTACCGTGAAGGCGCTCTTGATGAACATGGCAACTATAAGCCGGGTACTAAATGGATTAATGTAGCTGAAGAAGAAGCTGAAGCTATTGAAGCCAAGATTAAACGAGACTACATGCAGACTCTTGCTGATTGGTATGCTTTACCGCCTAACCTACGAGGCGAGCAACCCAAAGACCCATTTGCAAAGGAGCCAACTGAGTGGCGTCCGTTCGGCCCCGAGGGGGGAGTTCCAGCGGACGATGCAGTTTTTAGACATGGTGAAGATGACGCAGGTGAAAACTTCAAGCCATTAGACAATGCGTTTAATGCCTATCCTGAGTTAGCTGGTTCTATGGCAGGGAATATGGGGATGGAAGAAAGTATGCTCACTATGGGCATAACACCCCAAACAGCAGGCAACCCCGATGCTGTTCAGTTAAGCCCAGAACAGATTGAAGTCCGCGCTCAATTCGATAGGCCAGATGCTTTGCCTAGAATGGAGCCTAAAGAATGGGGTTACAACGATTTTGTTAGAAAGCTACGGGTTGATGAATACGATACTGTAGTTAAAAGACCTGATGGAACACAGGGAGCTGTACCACTTTATGCTGTAGCACCTGAAGACAGACAAGCTGTATACGAACAAAGAAAGAACAAACCTTACGTAGTTAAATGGCCTGCAAAAGCAGAATTTAACCAGCAAAACTTAGCTAATGTAATTCTAAGTAAAGACAATCCAATTATGTTTGGTACTGTGATTGACCTCAGTAAGATAACCTCTGAATCAGGAAAAGCGTTTGCAAAAGCGTGGGAAGAAAGAACAGGTTCTCCCAACTTTGTATTTGAACGAGAGCTTATTCTTAACATCGGCAGGAAAGCGTATCGAGGTCAGGAGTACCAAGACTTTGAAAACAAAGTTATCCAACAGGAAAAAGAACACTATGAGTTCTATGGATTCCCCGGAGACTTTCAATCTCAGAGTCAACAGGGTGGTGCTTTAGGTAGAATTTTACAAGCTGGTGGAGCTAGGTAATGGCAACTGGATTTCAGACTCCTGAATTTTCTTTAGAACAACGAAGGCGAGACCTTGACCCTGCGTATGATGCGCAACAACGGGCTGAAGAAGCAAAGAAAAAAGCTGACGAGCAAGTGCAGGACTTACTTGCTATGGGTGCAGGGTATGGAAACAATACCCACTCTAATCTTGCACCGGAAGGTATTGCTGAAGACCCTTTAACTCCTGATGAACGGCGTGACGCAAACAATCGTTACGACAAGCAAAATCGAGGCAGACTTAATGTGCCTACTGAAAGCCCTTTGTTCAGCCTTGATTTAGGTAAAGCAAAAGAGCTTGCCCAACAACAACGTGACATAGAAATTGTTCCACGTTTTGGTAAATGGGAAGACATGTCGCCAGCAGAGCGTGGCGAAGAAGCGTACAGACAAGTCGAAAAAGAGATGCAGGAAAACCCCCAAGCTCGTGCAGGAGTTGAGGGTACCGCTATTGTTGGTAAAGACAACATACCTATCTTGGGTTCTTTTTTGTCAGCCGCTGACGCTAGTGCTTTACAAGTTACAGCGCAGAGGATTGTAGATGACAAAGCAGAACCGGCTGACTACATACTGTTTGCTAAGGCTATGCACCAAGCGAATCACGATGCCCAAAAAGGCTTGCTTGAACAGACTGGTGAAGCGATTGCTGACGTTGGTACTTTGATGGTGGATTACTGGCTGAGTGGAGGAGTATTGAGTAAAGGTGGCCTTGGTAACGCTACCGAGGCACAGATAGCTGGGAAAGAATTTGCGGAAAAAGCCGCTAAAAAAGAAATCTTTGATAAAGCCCTAGAGAAAATAGGCGGGGGTTGGTTTAAGCAGGGGGCTGCAAAGGTAGGTCGCCATGTATCTGATGTAGCAATTAAAGCTGGTAAAAAAGGAATTATGTATGCACCTCGTGCTGCCGAGACTATAGCAGGCCGAGGTTCTATTGACGATTTTATCATAGACGAAAAGGGCAACTACCAGTTTAAGGAAGAAGAAGACAGTGCCGGTCGGGATTTATTTGAAGCAGTAGCAACAGCGTATGCAGAAATTGTAATTGAAGAAATAATTCCAGACGGAGTTCTCGCCGGTCTAGCTAAGGGTTCTAAAAACAAAGCTATTAAAAAGCTAGGCGAGTTTATGACTAAGGCTGGTGAAACCAAAGTTGGTAAAGCAGCTTCTGTAGGTGGCTTTGGTGGTATGCTCGGCGAGATTGGTGAAGAAAGATTAACCGAGTTAGCTAATTATGTAATCACAAATGAGGTAGACCAGTTAGGCACAAGTAAAGCTCTTTGGGATGCAGTTGCTTCAGGCGACCCTGAAAAAATTAACGAAGCATGGGAAATGGGCGCTCCTGAACTTGGGGCTATCGGTGCTATTGGGGCAGTGAAAGGAGCGACCAGTTTTGTAGGGAAGCGTAATCCGACAAAACAAGGTAACAGGCAGAATATCCCGGCAAGCCCTGACGCAATCCCCGGTGCAGCAGGCGTAGATGACATTCAAGACATACAGGTAGAGCCGGGGCAGCGACAGGAAATAGTTCAAGAAGAGATTCCTGATGTGCAGGTAGAGCCAACAGACGTAACCCAAAGAGCAGAACGTCCGCAGGAAGTTGAAGAGGATGCTGCTCCTCCAGTTCCTCGTTCTGAAGTATTACCGGAAGGTCATCCTGCATTAGGCGATGTAGATACAAGAGCAGAGCCACCTGAAGTAAAGATACCTGACCTAAAGCCTGACGATATTCAATACGACCCTAAACCAAAAGCTCCTGATGTAGAAGCACCACCAGTTATAGAAGACGTAGAAGCGCCGCCAGTCATAGAGGATGTGGAGGCACCGCCGGTTATAAAGGATGAAGTAGAAGCCCCGCCAGTCATACAAGACAAGACCGACGTTCCGGTAGCCAAGAGAGTTACTCGTGAGCCGCAAACTGAACAGATGGACACGAGTGGAGATATTAATAATCCAATTGAGCGATTGGACATGAAGGACGAAAGTGCCTACAGAGAAGATATTGAATCTCTTATTAAGAAGTCGAAAAAAGCCGGAGGGAAGGTAAGCCGAAATGACATTAAGTCGATTGGTTATCTAGACGGCACTCTTTATGACAATAAGAAGTACGACTTCAGCAAGTCTACTGAACGAAGAAGATTTGTTAGAGAAGCTGAGCAAAGGTTGAAGCAGGGGCGGCAGCAAACTCAGAAAGCTCAAGAGCAACAAAGACAACCAGTGGTTAAAGTTGTTCCAGAACCGACTAAAACAGAACCGCTTAAACTTAAAGACGCTTTAAAGAATGTTCAGGAGCAAGAAAGATATAAAGAAGCTGGAGAGATAAAAGGTTCTCGTCAAGCGGCTAGTCGTTATGACATAGATTACGGTGAACAACGCAAGCAAGAGAGAAGGGATGCTGCTACAAGAGAAATAAACAAAGTCTTAATGAAAGACATACCTGCTAAGTCTGACAATGAGCAGGAGAATAATGAACGTAGCCAGCTTATCCACGAAAGGCTTAATACTTTAGCTGGCAATATGGGCGTTGAAGTTGATGCAAACATGAGCATCAAAGAAAAGAAAGACGTTATCCTCGATAAGCATGAGGAATCTGAACAGGAAGGCTTTAAGGAAACCGTTAAAGAGGGGATGGAGAGGGATAAGAGAACATCTCCTTGGTTAGACATTGAAGCAAGCTGGGAGAGCGAAGCTAAACCTGACAAAAAGGTTCCTTTGCCACCGGGGTATAGATATTCCAAGGATGGGGCGATAGTAAAACCCGGTGAATCGTTGAAGCAAATAAATGCAATTAACAATGAGATAGCAAACTTAAGAACTAAACCTCAAAACGCAGACACCCGCGCAAAGATTGAAAGCCTACAGCAAGAACGTGAGGATATTGTTAATGCGCACAACGCTCGTGTAATAAAAAGAACAAAACCAGACCCAACAAAAGAGCCGTCTAAACAAGGTAAGCCCACTGCTAAAGAAGACCAGTTAAAGAAAGAGGAACAAACTGAAACAGAAAAGATTCAAAGCAAAATAGATAAAGCGAAGCAAAAATATAGCAAAATTGAAAACCCAACCAAAGGACAGACTAACTACCACCGAAGAAAGATAAACAAACTCATTGAGCAACAAGCAAACCTCGAACGGGAATACGAAGTAGCACAAGATGAAGTTGCTAAAGAAAAAGAAACCGAAGTTAAAGAAGAAACCAAAGCTCAAGAAGAAGGCAATGCTGTTGATAAAATGCTGGCGCTACAAAATGAAGAGCGCGAGCTTGAACTTAAACCTAAGACTCCCGAAATTCGCGCAAGGCTTACACAGATAAAAGCAGAAAGAAAGAAGCTGCTTCCACAGTATCAAAAGGAATTAAAGGCGCAGTCACAAAAGACTCAAGAAGCTAAGCCCAAGGTTGAGCCTGAGGCTACACCTGAAGTCAAACCACCGCCTTTGCCTACAGCAAAAGAGACTGAATCTTTAGTACCAAAAGATGCAGTTATATATGAAGTTATAACTACATCAACCGACAAGTATCGTGACGTATTAGAAAGAGGGCCAGTTCCTTCTGAGGCTAATCGTCGCTGGATTAGACAAGGGGTTTCAGGTCATTCAAACGAACTTGAAGATACTGGTGGTAAAAATCATGCTTTTACGATAAATCCATCTAGAAGAGCAGGTCAAAGGAATCAAGGTGCTTTAACCCAAGTTGGTTTTCCGGGACGTGACAAAACAGGTAGAAGCAACTTCATGGCTCATAGTTTTGTTATTAATACCAAGGAAGACCTTGATATTAGCCCAGCAAAAATCATAAAGCAGATTGAGTTTGAAAATGACTGGAAAAAATATTCGGATGTTCAAGACCACGTTAAAGAGCAAACCAAAAAACCAACCATTGATAACATTGTAAATATTGAAACCCCAAGCGTTATTTCTAATGAGTTAGCACAAGAGATTGCAGATGCGATACTCGATAGAAAAACAGTCCAAGTTCAAATAGTATATGACTCAAAAAATCTTCCAAGTAACTTGGATGTGATGATTCAGGTTTCAGAATTGCTGCCCAATAAAGAGCAATGGGAGACCACGTTCAGCACACAACACAAAGAAGGGAGTAAAAAAGATAATTCAATTAGAGTTCAATTCTTACATGCTGAGGATGCTAGCTCCCCTTCTAGTCGGGTAAAAGTTTTTAACATTACCAACGAGGTTAAAAGCAAACCGGAACCCAAGCCAGAGACTAAGGTAGAACCTAAGGTAGAGCCTAAGGTAGAGGCTCCAGAACCCCACACTAAAAGAACAGACGAATTTGACGACTTTATCGCAATTACGAGAGAGGGAGAAATCAAAGATAACAGCGGTATTAGTTGGGATTGGCAGGTAAAAAGCGGAGATTATGGGGATGTAGTGGCAGGTGTCTCACTTAAAGCGGAATTTGACGGTTTTGGTTATGTAAGCGAACTATGGTACGGCGACGAAAGTTTACAAAGCGAAATTAAAAAGAGCGAATTATACAATCGAATCCGTACGGCAATTCAAGATAACCAAGTAGCGGCTTTGGACGAATCGAACCAAATACGGGAAGAGACTAAGGTAGAACCTGAACCACCCAAGAAGACTCCGGCCCAAAAGAAGAAAGCAGAAGAGGCAGGCAAGGCTAAGTATTCTAGGACTCAACTTAACAAAGATATAAAAGAATTCTTAGGCCCCGGAATATCTTTGCAGGCAAACAAAGAAGGTGGCAAAGACAGCTTCATTATTGAGACTACTCGCAATGCTCAAATGAAGCTCAAGCCAGACGCTTCACTTATTATTAACGAACCTCTTATTAAAGAGGGTGAATCTGTTGAAGACGCTCAAGACAGATGGTTTGGCGCAGGAGAAATGGGTGGTATTCTTGATTCTTTTTTAATATCAAAAGATGAAAAACTAGAAGAACTGAAGGGAAAGATAAAAGAAGCTAAAGACGATTCTTGGGATAAAGACCTCAAGGAAAGAATGCAAGAAAATGAAAAAGAGGCGTTTAAGTTAATAGCTCAAGGAGCGAAGCAAGAGGCAGCTAGAAAAAAAGGTACACCCACAAAAAAAATAAAGATAGTTAGTGGCAAGCTAGAAGAGTGGACAGAACAAGCGTTGGCTGCTGAGGAATGGGCGCGTAATGAATTAAATCAAAGTGTCCCTGAACAAAGTGATAAGGCTACGTTGCAGGTTCCTCGTGATTTTGAAGAAGCGTATCACGATAGAAAAACGCTGGATGATTTTAGAAAGTATCGCTTTGATAAACGGAATGTTGATGCTGCTCGCAAAGGTAAGGCAGAAGACATATCTGACAATAGCGATTTGGTTTTTGAAGCCTTGTTAGACCATCGTTTGATTCATAGCCGTTTGCATAAAAACAACTACGGCATAATGCCAGATGCGACTAAGTTAATTGAAAAGCGTTTAACTAAAGACTTAAAGGCTTTAGGTAAAACGATAGACAACTTAACTCAGGCAGAGTTAGATGTCCTTCGTAGAAACATAGGGGCAGAGCTAATCAGAAGGTCAGAACCTTCACGTAGATATGACCACATGTTCTTTGACCCTAAAGGCAAGAGATTGATTTCTAAAGATGGTTCTTTCACATTGCAATGGGAGTACGACCCTAACAGTGTAGTGGGTCGAGTTGTAGAAGGTGGCCCGGCTATTGGGCAGAAAACTAGCACGCCAATTCCATTCAACATGGGAATGGTAATTAGGATAACTCCTGAAGAATTTGCCGCAACAAACTGGAGCGACATTCCACCCTTCGTAAAGAACTTATTTGGAACCCCATGGTCTAAGCTGGATGCCAAAGCACAAAAGAAGTTTAAGAACGAAGCCGACTACCAAGCGTCTATGTTCAGAAACATGCACGAGGCTTTAATTAAATCGCTTGTGCCTAAAGAAACTGAACTAAAAAAACAGCTAGAGCAATTGAGAGAAGGTGAGTCTATAAGGCTGGATGCTGAAAAGAAGGCCAAGGCTTACCGAAGACAAATACCTTACAAGGTAATGAAGTCTTACCCTGACATGTTTAAGCAGGAGCTTAAAGAGCTTACGCAAAGACGGGAAGAAAAGCTGGGTGAGAACGCATCTATGGAGCCGTCACCTAACCTGACTCTTGAACATAATGAATATTTGTTTTCTCCGTTAGACGTTAAGCCTATGAGAGATGTCCCTGCTAACTTGCAGGTAACTGAACAAGCTGTTCGTTCGTTTGCTGGCGGTGTAACAATAGGAAAAACAAGAGCAGGATATGTTGTTAAAACTCCTAATGGTGAATTTCATGTAGTTCACGTAAATGACATTCGCCATTTAAATGAAATGGAATTAAAGCGTTATGAAGGGCAGTATACGAAAAAGCAATTAGAGGCAGCAGCTAAACATCAGCCGATGGGTGTTTATGTAAGAGGTAAAGGCAAAAGGAAGTATGGCATTACCGACTTAGGAGTAATCTATCTTAATGGTCACCCTGACAGCATGGCTGACATGGGAACACTTACTGAAGAACTGTTCCATCTCGCTGACGTAATGGGGTTCATTAACTCTGCTGACAGAAGGAAGCTAGTTAAAAAGTATAGCTCTTTAGATAAAGACTTTATTACCCAATCCGAAGAGATAGCTCACGCCTTAAAAAGAATGGAGCGTAAAGACAGGACTTTTATTCTGGGTGGTTTGCGGAAGTTTCTCCGCAAGTTAATGAAGCTCTTCAACATTGATGACAGTGTTGGGAGAGTAATGCTTGACGCAATGAAGGCGGGAACTATTTGGGAAACAAGAGATGATGTTAGAGCTGCTCACATCAACTCAATGCTGGACGCTAAAGACTTATTCTTTTCTCCCACTTCAAATAAAGTAAAAGGTAAAACGCAAACAGCTCCCGAAGCCGACTACAAAGACTGGCAAGCTCGTACAGAACAGGGTCGTATTGATTACGAAAACAGACGCATACCTGAGAATGACAAGTTAAATAGACAGGCTGCTGCTGACCAGATAAGAGGCAGGGAAGTTGATGCTCTTGGTGAAGTGATTGATAAGATGAGAGACATGGAGCAGGCTGGATTTAGTGCAGTTGATATGCACAAAGCCAAGATGCTTCACGATGTTATATGTCAGTGGGAAGATACAGGACAACACGATGGCAATGTTGACTTTATCATGTTGGTTGCGAAATATCGTGAGGCTTACAGAAGGTTAGGTACAGCTATTGCTCGCGCTCTTAACGCAAGACGTTCTCCATATAGCACTGAGACAGAAGCAATACATGCAACCTTACGTGAAGCAGTGTTTATGCCAAACTCACAGAAGGTAAGGGAGTTACAGAAGTTACTCGGAGTAAAGAGCGAAGAACTAATTTCAGAGTCTGCTGTTGAAGGCGACTTAATGCTTAATCCAGACGGTGGTATTGAAGGCACAGGTACTGGATTGGCAGGTGGAAACGGAGTTCCTAGTGGCGCACCGGGAACTGGAGTTGGAACCGGAACAGGAACCGGAACAGGGACAGGGACAGGGACTGGATTGGGTACTGGTGCAGCAGGCACAATGCTTGGAACTAATTACAAACTTGCTATTAAGAAGCTGCCTAGGTCTAAACAGCAGCAAGCGTCACAATTGCTTGCCGATATAGTTAAAGAACGTAAAGACATGAAAGACTTCTTGCGAAATCAAGGCTTCGATGTAAGTGTCAAAGGTCTCCAAGCTATAGCTAAGAACCCTATTCGTGCCAGACAGTTTATGGACAATGTGTCTTGGAAGAAGATGCACCAAGTAGACAAAGCATTCGCTTGGTTAAAACATATCTTCTACAACAATATTCTTTCAGGTATACGGACTCACATTACTAATGTTACAAACAATATGTTGTATCGTAAGTACCGTGACTTTGAGCGTGGCATGGGGAGGAGCTTGTTCTTTTCTATGTCTGACCCCGCTGCTATTAGAGAGAGCTTAACCGGAGAAGACTACAAAGACTGGAAAAGAATGGAGCGTAAGTTACTTCGTTCTAGAAAGAATGAAGTAGGTAAGGGTGTTCTTAAAGAAGAGTGGGCTGAAGCTATTAACCTTGTGAACAGCGGATACGCAGCAGCATGGGCAAACACATGTACTACATTCAACACTAACTACAGTGCAGTAGATTCAAAGCGACTAACTAAAGATGAGTTAGATTTTTATCGTCGTGAAGGTATTACTCAACCAATAGCCACTGGCCCTATTAGTAAAGCATTAGTTGGAGCTTATGGCGTACCAACAAAAGCATTGCGTGCAGGTGACGAGTTTTTCAGGAGTCTTGCCCTTAACAGTTTAGTTGGCGTAGCGGCAGCGGCAGAAGCTCGGCTGGCTGTAGCTGATGGAAAGATTGGTAGCGATGAGATAGATGGGTATATCGTAAAACAAATAAGTAATCCAAATTCATTAGCTTGGGACAAGGCTCATCGACTTGCTTCTGAATTTGTTCATCAAGAAACAGACGGTGCGCTAAGAACCTCAGTTATTCGTCTAATTGAACGTGGGGGAAAAGGGGTTGAAAACATTGTTTCAAATTGGGTAGGTGACGGTTATGCGGGTCGAATAATATATAACACTTTAGACCTTGGTCTTCGAGTTTTTGCTTTGCCCTTTAGAAGAACCCCTATCAACTTAATAGGTAAGGGTTTTGCGAGAAGTCCTTTCTTAGGTCTTTTGCTAAATGGAATGCACGGTATAGGCACCAAAAATAAAGCACGTAGAGAAGGCACAAACGTAGCTTTCTTTGATGGAATAGAGGGTGAGTCATTTGCTTCTATGATAAGCACGATAATGATGCTTGCAATGATTGGTGCTGGAGATGATGAAGGCGACGACAGCATAGGCTGGAAAAATTTTGGGTGGACAGGTTCAAAGCCGGGGCGAGACAAAGAAGAAGAGATTCATGGATTCAGAGAGGGCGTTCGTGGTGCAAACACCATCTGGATTTTCGGTCACCAGTTTAATTACTCTAACGTAGAACCATTCGCAACAATGATGTCAATGGCAGCAGACATAGGCAGCGAATTAAAGAAAGGTAATTATGATGGGGCAGCGGCTGAAATGTTAATCGCTTCTCCAGCGCATCAAGCACAAGATAGAAGTTTCTTTAAGGGGGTAGACGAGTTTAGGAAAGTTGTCAGAGCAGCGGGTGATGAAGATGACTCGGCTGGCGCACAACTTAACTCATTGTTTGCTGATGCAATTGCCTCATTCGCTGTGCCTAATATAGTCAGGCAAACAGTCAGAGAAAACAAAAACTATGTAGTTACGAAGGTGTCTGATAGCTTTACTCAAAGACTTGTAAAGTCTATGGAGTTACCAGACACAGTAGTCAGAATGTTTGGTGGCGAAGCCATCCCCCCTGTTGTAGATGCTTGGGGTGGCGTGGCAAGGAATGAATTCAGAAAGCCTTTCGATGATAGCGAGATGAGTCAGTGGTCTAGGTTTATTGGCAACATGACAATGCCAATGCTTAAATACTCAGGTAGTGACGAGGTGTTTATTGGTGATGAAATCTATGTCAACTACAACAAGGGTAAAGCTGGCAAGGAAGAAAAGTTCCCCAGAAGTTTTTGCGGTAGACCTTGGGAGAGGACGTTCCAGCATGAAGGGAATGAAATCAAATTGAGTGAGACTGACTACGCTCATTTCCAGTATTACGCTGGCGGGATAGCTGCTCGATTGTGTCATAAGTATTTACCTAGGAAGAGGGTAGATAACCCAAGTGACTTTGACATCCATATGGTTACCACACTTAGAAACAAAGCTCGTGATTACGTAAAATCTAAATACCTTCAGGGTAAAATGTATGAGATAGGCATTGAGTCTGGTGCTGCTCAAACCGACAGGGATTTTATGAAATATATTCATGAAAGAGCTAATGTAAAAGTTAAGGATAAAGATGCTTACGAACGTAGAGAAGAATTTAGAGCATACTATAAAGATGTAGGTAATTAATAATGGGTAAGCGAAGAAGACGTAGGTCTATAGATTATGTGGATTCCGAAGCTACTACAGAAGCCGAGGCACATGGATTCAAACGGGATGTTCGGATGTCAGCGAAGACAAGTAAGGTAGAGGCCAAGACAGCAGGCAAGGCTGCCGTTATAGAAAGTAAGGCCATGCTTGCACAGGCTAAAGCAAATAAAAGAAAGTGGCTCGTAGCCCTGATAGCCATTGGTATGGCTGCGTATATGTTTATCAAAGCAAAGATAGGAGTAGGATGATGGGTGCTATTAAAAACATTATCAGTGATTTTATTGACAGCTTAAAGAGCAGTAAGCGTGTACTTACTGGGATACTTACAGTGGTGTTCATGTTTGCGTATGAATACTTTAAGCTGGAAGAAAAGGGCATAGCTAGAGAGTCAGTCAACAATGCAGTGATGACTATTGTGGCATTGATATTGGGCGACTCTATTCGTAGCGTTAATCCAGATAAGGTGGAATGATGAAGAGTTGGTACATACTACCGTTGTCACGAACAAGAGTTATGGTACGCACACGTAACTGTGTGACCTGCGTATCTGTGCAGAAGCACCTAGAGTCATTAGGTTTTGTGCGTGTTCGATTCTTTCGATTCCTTTTACATATCATTAACTTTAAGTGTAAGGTAGTGCCTTACGATGGGAGCAGCACCCCCTCTGACGACTAAGGTCGTCGTCGGTCAGCGGTGACTTTGGTTGCCGCTGGCCATAGGGTGCAAAATAATTATGGAAACTCAAGAGTGGATAACTATAGTAAATAGTATTGGCCTACCAGCGGCCTTCCTAATATTCTTAATGTGGGGGTTGTGGAGAATCCTTACTTCAATCGCTCCTTACTTTCTTGACTCATACACTAAACACTGTGAGTTGATAGAGGAGCTTAAAGATAGCGTCCGTAATTGCGACAAGAATGGCAAGGCATTAAACCATGCCGCTGATGCTCTAGATGTACTTGCTCCGGCAAGTAAGAAGGAGTCTATTCGTAGGCATACGGTTGCGATGAAAGAGGAGTTGCAGTGACTATAGTAGATAGGGTACGTTCTTATTTTGAAAAGCATGGTGTAAAGTCAGCCGCTATCCTGAGAGAGAAACCTGAATTCCAAGACTTATCTTGGAAGCAGATATACGGTGCTATCAGGAGGATACAGAATCCCGACAGGGAGCGTAAGTATTACGACAAGAACCCAAGCTACCTGCTCTGGAGGAACGCAAAGGCGCGTTCAATAAAGAAGAACATATACTTCAAGCTGGAGAGGGAAGATATAAAGATACCTGTACGATGCCCGGTGCTAGGCCTTGTGTTACATCGCTATCCCGGTAGGCGTGGAGGCGGCCCCTCTAGCCCCACAGTAGACCGCATTGACCCGACGAAGGGATACACCAAAGAGAACGTACATGTCATTAGCAAGCGAGCTAACCTGCTTAAAAACGATGCTACGCCGGACGAGCTTGTACAGATATGTGAGTGGGTTCTCAAGAACCTTGGTAAAAAAGACTGACTACATGAACATCTTTATAGTTGTCTTCTTCAGCTATCCTAATCATGTTGCGTTGCATCCACTCTTTGCTAAACACAATTCCTTCGACACGTAGTCCATCGCCTACCATGTCCTTCATGGAGCCGTGGACACTGAGGTCTCTGTCTATTAGCTCACGGAGTCTTTCGACCTTTGCTCCCCAAGCTCCCTCTTTAATAACATGAACCCAGTAGTCTGCTTTAGTTCCAGCTATACCTGAGGCCACCTCGTTGCATCTTGTTTCTATGAATATGTTGCCAGTCTCTTCAGCTTTCCTGTCGTACTTAACCTCAACAGTAAATTCTGAATTGATTAAGTCATAAGCCTTTTGGGTTTCGTAGTCTTCGGAATCATTGAGTTTGGTATCCGGCCATCTGGTGTTGACCAGCATGTCTCTTACAAACTCTTCAGCTTCCTTGCCGAACAATAAGTCTTCGTCAAACATTTTAATCTCCTGCCATTTTCTCACAGTGAGGACATATATAATTCTCTTCGCACATGTCCCTCATTCCATTGAGACACTCCTGACAAAGAGAGAACTCTATTATACCTATATACCCGTGTACCCCCTCGTCTTCTGAATCAAACTTGATAGAGCATACGCAACACTCACTTAGTCCAGACTCATCTTTCAATCTTTCGTACTTAAAGCACATCAATGCTATCCAGCTTTCGTTTACACGGACAGGGTATTCGCCAGTCTTAAACTTCAGTGAGTATGTGTTCTCACCTATGCTTTTAATGTACTGAATATTATTCAGTGTCATCTCTATCTTTTTGAAATGGTAGGGAAAGCGTGACCTTATCCCAGTCTTCGAGGTAGTGGATAACGACGAACCGTTTTCCATTTCTTTTATGCAAGACGACAGAAACTTCGTCATCTCTTTTGTCTCTTTCAGCCTGCTCAAGAGCAGTGTATAGATTGAATCGTTCGACATTCTTCACCTCAAAGTGTAAGCCTTCAACATCTGTAATCAGGTCAGCATCTCCAGCCTCACCGCAATACTGTTGCGCCCTTCTTGCTTCAATACCTAACTTCTCCAGTTCCTTAGCGGCCATACGCTCACCGCGCTTGCCCTTCTCTCGTGACATCCTACCCATCATCAGGTTCCGTGTTGTTAAATACTGAAGTGTCAATCACTGGTGGATTCCATTCAATGACTGCATCACCAACAAATCGTTTAGCTCTCTCTAACTCAGTCCAGCTAAATTGTATCTCAAGACATACTCTTCTTATCCTCTCGTCCATGACGAGAGATGCTTCCCGATTAGTGATACAGGCTAGAACCGCTACGCTCTCACCAGCCCTGTCAGGGAAGGTAAGATAAAGCGGCTTCCCAGTTTTGGGGTCTAGCCTGTATCGCTTTCGGAGTGCCTTTTGTTTCATACTACCAGCGGAATTGCTGGCGTGGTGCATCAAAAGATAGCTCTACCTTAGCAGTCCTGATAGGGCCGTTGCGTCTCTTGGCTATATGCAGGTCATACTTCTTAGGGTCTCTGTTGTAGGCTCCTCTTGCATGCCACCAGCCAAACATAATAAGGTCAGCGTCTTGCTCAAGTTGACCGGACTCACGTAAATCCGATGCGTTAAAGTGTACATTATCCCTACGCTCAACGTCACGAGAAACTTGGCAAAGTGCTAGCACTCCGACATTGTGTTCTCTCGCTGAGGTCTTGATGCGTTGTGAGATTTCAGTAACAGCTTCGTAGCGTCCTTGCTTCTTGCCTGCTCTAAGTAGTTGTAGATAGTCTACTGCTATTAACTGCACACCCTTCTTGGCGTAGTGTGCCATGTACTTCTCTACATGCTCAAGTGTTGAGACATTGTGGAAGTAGAAGGGTAGTTTCTCTATTAGTTCAGTCGCCTTGTATTCAATTTCCTTCTGGCGATTCTGCCATTCACTCTCATCTCCCCCGATGAGTGTCTGAATAGCCCTCCTGCCTATCTCTATCCGGCCCATCTCGGCATTGAGCATTAGTACCGGAGTACCATTGCGCGCTGCGTGCATAAGCCACTGTAGTGCTATGGCCGACTTACCATGACCGGGCCGTGCCGCTATGATTGCCATCTCACCCGGCCCTACCCCGTCGATACTATCGTCCAGTGGTTTTATTCCACTGGCAAAGTAGTTGTCGTAGCCTATCCTGTTTACAAACTTGTTGATACAGGAGAAAAGGGTATTGCCCTCTGGGTCTTCCTCGATAGCTAACTTCTTAGCCACATTATCACTGACACCTTTGTAGGCATTAGCCACGGTAGTCTTAATCCAAGTGTCGGGCTTGTCGTAACTGTTCAGGTTACACCATACACGTAGTGACTGCTCTATCTCATCGGTAGGTATTCGCTCATACACTAAGTCTCTAGCAAGGGCATATGCTTTACTGGAGTTAGTGGTGTCGTTGAATCCCTCGGGGAGTATTCCATTCCATCTCTGGGCAACACTGGAGTTAGTAGTGGCCACAAGTTCGGCTACTCTTTCGGGCAATTCATCACTGCCCTCGAACACCGGCACCTCTTTCTCTTTGTATCCGTAGGCTTGGATGTACTCTTCTAGTTCAACAGGTGTGATAGTATCCACCTCATCGAAGCCTATGTCATCAGGGCCTGCGTTAGGGTCTATAATCTTAGACTTATTCCAATAGGGTAGGCGTACCTGATTGCCTAGTCCTCCCTCACGTAGCTTTGCCTGACGAGGATAGATTTCCTTGTATCCGATGTTGAGTTTGCTATCGACGGACTTCCAAAAGAAGATTGCCTTCCCAGCGTCGATTGGCTCTGAAAAGAACAGCCACACATGGGCGCCACTACCACTGCTACTAATTTCAAACACAGGGTCAAGGCCCATCTTCTTGAGATGGTTGTACGTTTCATATGCTTGTTCCTTCCACTTAGGGTTAGGGTCATTGTCGTGATTGTCGAAGTCTACGCAGGTGCATTTAACCTGATTGTTTTCATCGACTAGATAGATACCGTAGCATTCCTTTTGTTCCTTAACGTGATTGCTAAGGTAGGTATCTACTTCTAATTCTAATTCTCTAGGTGCTGGTGATTTTCCTAGCGGCTGTACTGCGAGTACGCCCATCCTGCCTGAGAAGTGTTTCAATATCTGTTCAGCTTGTATTGTTTCCATCGTTTCCTCCGATTGAAAAAGTGGGGTGGCAGGTAGCTAGCCTACCACCCCTCGTCTGCACTAAACTCGACCGACTAGAATGGTAACCCATCGTCACCATCGCTATCGGAGGAAGCTGCGGGAGCAGCACTGTCAGCCGGAGCTGATGCAGCCGATTGCTCGAACAGATGACCAAACTTGGCATCCAAGTCTAGCAAGGCGTTACTGTCCAAAGCGGGTCTCTCTGGTGCGCCTGAGCGTGGGCGGCTTACTCGCCAGTTCTCATAATCATTTTTGATTTTGTTGTAGAACTCGGCTCGTTTCCCAACCAGTGCAGTACCCTTAGCGAACTCGCTAATGCTTCCAGCAAAACCTAAGACCTGAAGGTCTTGCATGGTGTAGGGTGCTGCGTCTTGGCTGAGTAGCATGCTCATAGTGCGCGTCTGAGGTTCAGGGAAGTCATACTCAACACCATCGGATTGAACTCCCTTGTCAACCTTGATGGTTATGTAGGCACAGGGAATCCCTGCCTTAGGGGTTTGGCTTACTGTATGACCAGTGATTTCGCCTCTGTAGGTTCCTGTTTGTAATTGCGGCATTATTTATTTCCTTCTTTTGATAATGCGTTTCTAAAATTAGTCCATGCCTCTGTAGCACTATTACCTAATTGGAATGTAGGTGGCATACCATGGCGGTTCTTAGCATCCCATGCTGCTGTACGCTGAGTATGTGCGACACGTATGTTACCGCCTTTGGCCTTACCCTTAAACCCATCCTTTTCTACGACAGTGTGGTAGTTAAGGAAGAGTATGATGTCGGCCCACTTAGCTGTAAGTCCCCATTGGTTCTTGTGCATATCAGGTTGGTACCTGTCATAGTCTTCGCCTTCGGGGTTGTTATAAAGCGTGGTTTTTGAGTGAGCAAGTCCTATTATACCCACCTTCTTGTCACGTATTAAGTCTAGTTTGTAGAGCATCTTGCTCCACTCCTGACTAGCTGATGCGTAACCTTTACCGAAGCTGGCAAAGCCCTTTGGCCCCCAGTCCCCGGAGTACATGGTGTCACATACATGCTGATTACACATGGCTTCAAATCCATTGACACAATCAAGCACGATAGTCTTGAAGTTCAAGTCACCCATCTCTGCCAGTGCGTCCAAGTAGGACAGGAAGGTAGGCCAGTCATCCACCTCATCTAAGTGGCTTGTCTCGGGCAACTGCCCTGACTGTATAAGGGTTTCTAATCCTGTCTCACCCTTACTCATTAGGAATAGGGGTTCTTTCGCTTGCGCTGCGAAGGAAGTTTTACCGATACCCTCTACGCCATAGACAATCATGGCTGGTGGTCGGTCACCTCCCTTCGTTTTGACCTTAGCTAGCAGGTCAACCGGCGACTTCGTTGTTGGAACGGTCATCGTTCTCTCCTATCTTTCTTGCTTTCCAGTATTCTTCTAATGCTTCATGAAAAGCCGAACCAAAAACTAATGCGTCAGACTTCTCCTTATTGGGTTCAATCTGTTGCACGTACCTGTAGTAATACTTTCTACGACAGGTCATAAAACATCCAGCCTTGCTATGCGATAGCGTAAACTGGCCTGATGTATCTCCACCCTTGCGGTGTCTCCAGCGGTCATCTTCTTCGCTACTGGTACCCCTGCACAAGGATATGTACTCACATGGACTGTTGTATGAGTTGCACATGTTGGTGTTCTGGTACCACCTCTCATTTGCAGTAGCCTCATCAATGTCCTTTACTATGTCTTCAAGCTCATCGTAAGTCTCAAGTAACTGTGTACCTGTACGGTAGATGTTGCCTACCCGACAGTAATACTTATCGCTCTGCGTAAGCACTGTGTGCAGGCACCTAAGGTAGTACAGTCTTAGGCATTCGCTTGTTGGCGGACTCTCGCAGTTTACCGATTCACCTACGTCTAATCCGTAGTAGGTTCCGTACTGGCTAATCTCTCTCTGTGTGCCTTCAGGCTTGCGTTCGCTCCCCTTAGGTATGGACTTAGGTTTAATACTTAGCTTGCGTATGATGTCGTATATGGACTGCGTAAGTGGTCGCTGATTCACATACATAGCTAAGTGGTATCTGCTTAGTTGTTGCTCGAAGGATAGGCGTAGGAAATATGGGTTAGTCTGGTCTGATAGGTCTATGGTGGTAGTCTTATGCTCTACCATAACTCTCTCTTGGTTGTACCCTGTAACGAGAGTGTCTATCTTCCCAGCGTATTGCCAGTCTGTCCCTTCGATAGGGAAGCTGACTGATTCTTCCACGCTAAGTGCCTGCCACTCTAAGTCACCCCACTTCTCGTGGTATCCGACCATGAGCGCCTTAGCCTTAGCTAGCTCTATACCATCTAACTCCGATATACCCAGTCTATCTAGGCTTCTTTCTAGTGGTGTCATCATTGTCCTCCTGACTATCTAACAACAGTTCCCGTAGGCTTTCTCTAGCCTGTTCAGCAGTGTCAAACCTCCGATAGGTAACACCGATGGGGGCAACCAAACGGTAGTGGAAGTCGTCCTCTTCCCACTCTATGTGCCAGCCCTGATAGTCGTCGTCTTGTTTAGTCACGTTTAGTCTCCTTAAAGATAATGAAATTTCTGCTCTTGTCAAGCACCCTTCCATCAATTAAGTTGTGATTATAATGGAAGTATAGCCAGCCTGACTATTAAGTATTGCGGCGTCAGCCGCATGGCAAGTATTCAATCAGTTAGTGGGCTAGCCTGCTAGCGCACAGATGATATAATGTGGATAGTTTAGTCCTCAGCCGGTGAGTGTCAGGTCTTAGTCTCCCTCCTCACCGGCTTTCTTTTTATCCCACGCCATTCTCACCATATCTATCTACGATAGTCTGTATGGTATTAGCCTTCTCTCTCTTAATCCTTTCTTCAAGCTCTGCCTTGTACTCATCTATGTACTGTAGTGCTAGCTCCTCGTAGTAACCCCCGGCTATCTGGTTTGTTTTGAGGTGTGTGTATAGAGAGTGTATGCCTGCTCCAGTAAACTTCTTCCTTTTCCTGTTGCGCTTACCGTAGTAGTTCAGGTGTTCGGCAATACGTGAGTAGCTATACCCAACATCTCGGCAGTACATGATGATATGTAGGTTCTTCTGTTCTGTAGGGTGTTCAATCAGTTCAGTGTCACCGACATGCCTTAGCTTCCATCCGTAGGGGATAACTCCGGCGCGCTTCCTCTCGCGCCGGAGTTTCTCATAGGTATAAGCACTGTCACTCTCCACCTTCTTGATAGTCTCTTGGATTAACTCGCATAGCTCTCTCGCTATGCTTAGATACTCTATGCTATTCTCATCAGAGTAATCTTTGAGTCTATCGTAGATGGTATCTACTAGCTTCTTATACCTCATCCACTTCCTCCTCTGCCCCTAGCTTGAGATGCGGGAAAGCCCTCTGCATCATCTTCATAGTCCTAGCTGACATAAGTCTTTGCTCATTAATCTCCGCAGCAACAGTAGCTGTTGGATAGTCAGATGTTATAGCAGCGTAAGCCTGTAGGTCATAGAACGCATTGGCTATAGCTGTTACTTCTTTGGTTGATAGTTTAGGCATTGTAGTCCTCCTGTGCAGGTAGGTTAAGGGCTTCTAGTATAGAGTCGTAACAGTGCGCCTTGTGGCTCCAGCTTTCTAGTACACCTATGGTTTCTTCCTTACTGAATGGAATCTCTCTGTCATAGGCATCCTCTCCATGTATCTCCTCATAGATAGCACGCAAGTGACACATGGTACTGCTGACTAGCTTCTGGGACTCCTTGATTGTAGCTACAACCATATCCCACCTATCCTCTTCGTCGATAGTATCTCCTAGACTATCTCTGTTGTGTATGTCCTTGATGGCTCTATCCAGCATGTAAAGGGAAGCCTCAAGGGGGTTTAGTTTCTTAGTCTCACTCATCGTATTTACTCCTTACGACTAGCTTGTGTGTTATCCATCCCACTGGTATTAGCAGAATGGGTATTAGTATGAACTGTATGAACTCTTCACTCATTCTCTAGCCTCCATCGGTAGCCCTGTATTAGTGAAGCCATCCTGTCCAGTTTTTCTATGATTGTCTTTAGCTCACTGTAGGTGTAGGTATTATCGAATGAGCTAGATATTTGTATCTCGGCAGTAGTGTCTACCATGTATACGTATAGCTGAATATCAATGTCATCAGATATTTTGTCAGCATATAGTTTCTTAAGTTCACTCATTGTCAGTCCTTTCCTTCGTAGACATCTATCTCTTTGCTAACACAGTCCCGTATCGAATCTATGTTGTACTTTTTGCTGTCAACATAGATGTAGGTCGCCTGTAAGTTATCGCAATCAATGGCTACCGTAGCTAAAGCCCTGATTATTCTTAGTTGGGATTCATAAGGAACCTCCGACCATAAGTGGTATTCAGTTGTTGCTCTAATCATTCTTAACCTCGCTCTCTGCCCAGCTATTGCCATTGGCTATTGAGGGTGTGTCCTTACCTCCAATGAGGCGGTACTGCTTACCCTGTTCAGGCTTATCCTGTTCAGAATTGTTAGGGGTATCTTTTTCTTGTGGCATGTATTTAGTCCTCCTTAGGATGCTGGTGTGTTCTCCCAGTCCACACATCATGAACTGCGAGTAACACATACACTGAAGTAAATAAGTAAACGTATAT